GCCCGCCAACAAGGAGATAAAGCCATGCAACACGCAATAGCAGAAAAACGGATTGATATAGTCCGCCACATTATCGGCCAAGGTTACGGCACCGATTGTGAGAATCCCTATATCTGGTCAAGCAATAATTCCGATATGTTCGAGTTCGGCGCATGGTTGCGCAATACGGGGCGGCCAAATCTGGCGCAATGCGTGATATCCGCCACTAGCCGCACGATCAAAACAATGGGATTCGGGAATTATAAAATTTCCTGGAATAAAGAGCAAATTCAATTTGAGCGCGTTTTTAACGATTAAGGGGATCGAAAATGGAAAACTGGAATCTTTTACTAATCAAAACAGGCGCAAAATCGTATGACGTGATTATGCCCGACAATATCGGCAACTTGCCGCTAGCACCGGGCGGCGCGGATGGTTTCCGCGTGCAATGGCCCGTTAATCCGCATTTTACAGGTATAAGCATGATCCTTGATTTGCTAAAAACCTATGCGGGATTTGAAACCTGCAAATTCACGGAGAGAAAGGCGGTGCAAGCATGACTCGCATCAGCATCCTAACGCATCTGGCGTTCGCCGCCCTGATAGCGGCGATCACATGGCAAGTCGCGGTTGAGCATACGCAGCTTCGCGAATATCAGGCCAATGAAGGCAACACCAAACTTGTCGCGCTGGCTATGTCCGGCGCGGCCATGAAAGGAAAATAAACCATGACTAAACTACTCCTAATCTGCACCCTGCTACTCGCTCCCCTGCCCGCGCTCGCAAGCACTGCTTGTGATCGCATGGTTAGCGCTGCTGTGGCTTCTCACTTCGGCGATCCAAATATCGGTACTGTGCTCTGGCGGATCCGGCAAGAGTGCGAGGCTGCCGGCGCGCAAGCAACCCTGCAAGCGGAGTCGCAGCCTCAGCCGCCGGTTTATCACTGCACCGATGGACTGACTCCGGGTGACGTGGTATGTCAGCCGGAATGACTGGCGAGCAACTGAGACACCTACGATTTCAAGCCGGCTATTCCACAAAAGGTTTCGCCGCTCTAATCGGACTCAAGGACGCGCGCAATCTTCGGAGGTGGGAAGCTGGATCGCGGCCTATCCCCGCCCCTATCGTGGCAAAGATTCTTGATGTACTCTTGAGGGATGCCAGAGCCAGAGTATAAATTCGACGAGCAACCACAATGGATGCAGGACGGACTCAATCACATTAAAGAATGGCTGAACCTGGCTAGGCGCGAGCAGTTGCCGCCCATGGATTTCTGCACCAATGGCGGAAGCAGATATAAATGGTTTCTGTGCGGCGGGCGTTCTGGCGGTAAAACCCGAAGCGGCGCAGAGACTACTTTCTGGTGGGCTTTCACAGAACCTAAGTCTCGCTGCGCTGTAGTCGCGCCAACTGCATCAGACCTTGAGCGAGTATGCTTTGAGGGCAATTCGGGTCTAATCAGTGTGATACCGCCATCGTGCATCGAGAAATATAACAAAACGGATCATATCATCATTCTAAAAAATGGGTCAGTGATTGAAGGATACAGCGCGGAAAAACCATCACGACTGCGCGGGCCACAGTTTAACATGGCGTGGTGCGACGAATTGGCCGCTTGGAATGACGGGCGCGAAGTAAACAGCAACAGCACAGAGATGGACGATATCAGGGATCGCGCGGTTTACACGTGGGAAATGCTTAACATGGCCGTGCGACTTGGTGAGAATGTCAAATACGTTCTTTCTAGCACGCCCAAGCCCACTGAACTAATCAAGAGTCTTTACTACGATCCCGAAGTCATCGTGACGCGGTTTTCGACTTTCGCCAATCGTAAAAACTTGGCGGAAAATTACTTCAAGAATCTTTTGAAACATGAGGGGACGCGGCTCGGACGGCAAGAGTTATATGCCGAGCTTTTAGAAGGTGCTGAGGGTAGCATTTTCAACCGCGCTGACTTCCTGCTATGGGCTTTCAAGAATCCGTTGCCGACTTTTGACTACATCATCCAGTCTTATGATACTGCCTTTACGGAAAAGACGATCAATGACCGGACTGCCTGCACTACTTGGGGAATGTTTGTGCATCCGAAGCGCGGAAGCTGCGCGATGCTTCTTGACTGTTGGGCCGCGCATCTTGGTTACCCTGATTTGCGCGAAAGGGTGCTGGATGAGTATGAGCGCTGCGTATTCGGGGAGTATGATAAATCTGTGGATCTGGTTTTGATTGAGGAAAAGGGTAGCGGGATTAGTTTGCTTCAGGATTTGCAGAAAGAGGGCTTGCCTGTGATGGCGTATAATCCTGGCAGTAAGTCTAAGTTCGAGCGCGCCAATCTGGTGAGCTATCTTCCTGTGCATGGGAAGATTTATGTGCCTGAGGGCAAGGATCTTGTGACTGGTGTGGGGAGCCAGAAGCCGACTTCATGGGCTAATGAGATGATTACGGAGCTGTGCCAGTTTACGGGTAAGCAGCGTTCGCGAGATGACTACGTGGATTCGGCGGGCATGGCATGGAAGTTTTTGCTAGAGCAGGGATACTTCGCTGGCGAGCATAAGCAGACTGAGGATGATTATGAGGATGATTACCAAGAGTCGGCTGGTAATCCTTATGCTGCATAGCCTGATTGCCATGACTACAGATTTTATACTATCCATGCAGGGATGGACGATGAAGAACCACAATTCAACGCGGTTGAGAACGATGACGGCTCGGCGACTGTAATGACAGCGCCGCCACCGGATGAGGTAAAGGAAAAACACGGGTTTTATACTAACCTGGCCACGGTGCTTGATTCGTGGATGCTGTCCGATGCCGCCAGCGATCTGATTGATCTGATTGAGGATGACAAGAAATCCCGCGAGCGCAGGGACAAGCAACAGAAGGATGCGCTTGAGCGTTCGGGCGTTGCTGGCCCTGCACCTGGCGGCGCTGATTTTCAAGGTGCGAATAAGGTTACGCATCCCGGCTTGCTTTCGATTGCCATGGATTTTGCTGCGCGCGCCACCAAGGAACTACTGCCGCCTGGCGGCCCTGTAAAGCCAGAGATTGAGGAGCCAGTAACGCCGCCTGAAATGGATCGCGGGAATCGTATTGCCACGCATATGAACTGGCAGATTACGAAGCAGATGAAGGAATTTGAATCTGAGATTGAACAGATGCTTACTCAGCTTCCTTTTGGCGGCTCGCAATATGTGAAGGTTTGGCGGGATGTTGGCCTAGGGCGCAACCGGATCGAGTTTGTTGCGATTGATGATATGTTTCTGCCGTTTTCTGCGAGTAATTTCTATACCACGCCGCGAAAGACGCATCGGCAGTTTCTGACGACTAAAGAGATTGAGGATCGGATTAAATCCGGCCTTTACCGTGATGTGGATTTGGATGCCGAGCCTCAAACGCCTGAGATGTCCAAGTCCGGTGAACTGACGCTAAAGGTTGAGGGCGCGGAAGATACGGGCGAGAATGAAGATGGGTTGCGGGAAGTATTTGAATGTTATGTGGATTGGGAATTTGATGAAGGCACAGCGCCGTATATCATCACGATAGAAAGTTACACCAAGCAGGTACTTGCGGTTTACCGCAATTGGTTGCCAAGTGATGAGAGAAAACAGGCGCTTGATTGGATTGTTGATTACCGCTTGCTGCCTTGGCGCGGGCCTGTTGGTATTGGGTTTCCGCAGATATTCGCTGGATTACCTGCTGCTATTACGGGCGCGCTTCGGGCTTTACTTGATTCCGCCCATGCGCAGAACGCGCCGGCAACTATCACGCAGAAGGGTATTACGAGCGTAAGCGGCAGGAATTCGAACCCGCGTCCTGGCGAGAATCTGACGATACAGACTAAGACGGGTATTCCGGTTGATGATATCCGCAAGGCGATTATTCCGATGCAGTTCAACGGGCCTTCGCCTGTGCTGCTTGAGCTCTTGGGACTGTTAAAAACTGAGATGTCCGATGTCCTGAAGATGACGCTGGATAATATCTCGGACAGCAACCAGAATACGCCAGTCGGCACGCACCTGAGCCGGGTTGAGCAAGGGCTGATTGTTTATTCCAGTATCCATAAACGGCTGCATCAGGGTATGGCGCGGTTGTTTGAGATTCTTTATCGGCTAAATTCGCAGTACTTGGATGATAAGAAAGAACTGAAAGAAGCCGGAAAGGTGCTGGCTAGCAGGGCGGATTACCAAGGGCCGCCGGTGATCAGTCCAATATCCGATCCAAATATCTTTAGTG